TGGGGATGGTCGATCCGGGGTGGTTGACGGAACGGCGGAAGCCCACGCCGGGGATCTTGAGCGCTTTGCCGTTGCGCGCCAGGATCACATGCGGTTTGGTCACAGCCCCGAACTGGTGGGCAGCCGCGTAGGGTTTGGCGGTGCCGACGACGGCGTAGGTGCGCCCAAAGTCGCGCTCAAGCGAAGAGGCGAGGCTTCCGGTAAACTGCAATATCTTGCCGGAATGCCCGGCGGCGGTACGGGCCGCCGCCGTT